AGAAACTGGAAGAAATTACCTGGAAAGATAATTCTTTATGGTACCTTACAAGACCAATGACTAATGAGGATATTGCTGAAACCCATACATTCCAACAGCAGTCAAATTTTGGAGTCTTTGAAGGAACAGTAACCATCATAGAGTCAAAGGAGTAAAGAATTTATGATAACAATCAAAATAACAGATCGCAGCATCCGTATGAACGGTCATGCCTGCCAGAAGAGTCCGGATGGGATTGACCGGGTATGTGCGGCAGTATCAGCGCTAACATGTAATCTGATCAATTCCCTGAAAGATCTGACGGGTGACAGAATCCGTGCAGAAACAGCCAGTGGGATGACTGTGATCGAATGGGAAGATCTGTCAGACAGTGGGAAGCTTCTGGTGGATTCATGGTTCCTGGGGATTGCAGTAATTGACCAGGAATACAATTGCATACAATTTGAGTAAATGAGCATCCAGTGAGGGTGCTTTTTATTATGTCCAAAACATGAAGACAGAAAAAGCTCTGGAAAAACACTCATATTTGGAGGTAAGCATGGGAAAAAGAATGTTTTTACAGCTCTTTGAAGACGGCGGCGGGGCTGGCTCTGGTGGACAGGGTGGAAACGCTGGAGCAGGTAACGGCAGCCAGGGAAATGCCGGTGGATTAGGAAATCAGGGCTCATACAGCTTTGCGCAGGCAGAAGAGATTGCCAATGCGAGAGCAGACAGAGCCGAAAAAGCGGCACTTCGTTCTTATTTTCAGCAGCAGGGAATGACAGAACAGCAGGTGAATCAGGCAATTGCCGATTATAAGGAACAGCAGAAAAAGAATCAGCCGAATGTGACACAGCTGCAGCAGGATCTGGAAAATTCCAGAAATGAAGTCCAGCAGATGAAGAATGAGAAGTTCTTATCCGGAAAAGGTGTCAAGGCTGATGATCTGGACTATGTGACTTACAAGGTTTCCAAATTGGTGGATGATAAAACGACATTTGAAAAGGCCGCAGAGAAGTTTTTAAAGGAGAATCCGAGATTTGCCGGTGGAGGTTCTTACCGGATTGCAGATTCTTCAGCAGGTAACGCTTCAAATGGTTCTGGCGGAAACATGAACGTTTCCATCAATGACCGGATCAGAGCTGCCGCGAGAAGATAATGGAGGTAGAGTAAATGCAGAATAGAAGAATGAATTTAAGATTGTTTGACACAGATACAAACATCATTGACCGTACCGGAGCAGAGTCTCTGATTCCAATTCAGGAATCCAATGAGATCATCCAGGGAACGATCGCACAGTCAGCAGTCCTGTCAAGAGGTCGCAAGCTGGCGAACATGACAAGCAGACAGTACAAAATGCCGGTACTGGATATGCTGCCGATTGCATATTTCGTAAACGGTGATACCGGACAGAAGAAAACTACAAAGCAGGCATGGGACAAGAAGTTCATCACTGCCGAAGAGATTGCGGTTATTGTTCCAATTCCGGAAGCAGTTCTGGATGATTCTGAGTATGACATCTGGGGAGAAGTAAAACCGAGAGTTACAGAAGCATTTGGAAAGGTCATCGACAGCGCAGTATTGTTCGGTGAAAATAAACCGAACACATGGAGAGAAGATGTGGTTACAACCGCGACAAAAGCGGGAGCAGTCGTAACATTAGGAGCCGCAGACAGTCTGTATGACAAGATCATGGCAGAGGACGGAGTGATCGCACATATTGAAGACTGCGGATACTTTGTAAACGGTCACATGGCGGACATTTCCATGAGGGCGAAACTCAGAGGTCTGAAAAATGCAAATGGAGATCCGCTGTTTAAACAGGATCTGCAGGGAACAACACAGTACGCGTTGGATGGATCACCAATGAACTTCCCGAACAATGGAGCGTTTGATAAGTCAAAGGCGCTTATGATTTCCGGAGATTTCTCACAGCTGGTATATTCCATCAGACAGGACATTACATTCAAGCTGTTTACGGAAGGTGTTGTCCAGAATACAGATGGCACAATCGCATACAACCTGATGCAGAACGATATGGTTGCGCTTCGTGCAGTAATGCGTCTCGGATGGGAAATCCCGAATCCGATCAATTCGCTGAAGACGGACAAAAACAAGAGATGCCCGTTTGCAGTTCTGAAAACAGGTGAGTAAGGGAAGGTGATGATCCATGCAGATCACGTATGGATACTACGCAGTTGAATATGGGGGAAAAATCATTCCGGAACAGGGCTTCCAAAAAGCCGAAAGGCAGGCGGAAGCCTATATCCGGCATCTGACCTATGTGAAAGGTGATATCTTTGCCGTGGAAAATGATATAGTGAAGGATGCTGTTTGTGCTGCAGCAGAGGTTTATTACAAATACAATGCGCAGCAACAGTCAGGAACCCCGTTGGTGAAGTCCGAAAATAACGATGGCTACAGTGTGACCTATGTCACAGAGCAGACGGATGGAAAGACAGCGGAAGAGATGGTGAAGAAAAAGGCGTATGATGCGGTATATCCTTATCTTCTCCCTACTGGATGGCTGTCAAGAAAGGTAGGGGTGCGGTGTGATCACAAATGCAGATGTGACTGTTTATAACAGAATAAGTGGAGATGCATCCAATTATGATACCTGGCATAGAACCGTTCTTCACGGTGTGCATGTATATGTGGACCATAAGACAGCAGTTACGGATAACGGACTGAAAAGTGCGGAGGTTTACAAAATCCGGATTCCCGCGGATATTCCGGAAGCAGGGCAGTATCTTCCGCCGGATCAGTTCGCCTGCTGTGGCGGTTATGGATACTGGACCATACAGAATGATGATCAGATTGTCCTGGGAGAGTGTCAGATTGAGATTGAAAGACCTGCAGATCTGAAAGCCGTGTTCCAGAAGCACTGCAAGGTGACAAGCTGGTCGGACAACCGGTTTGGTACGACTCCGCACTGGCGGATCGGAGGCGAGTAAGATGGCACAGAAGAAAGACTTCCAAATTACATCACCGAGAGGAAGAGTGTTTACGGTGACCGGAAAAAACGGATCTGTAACAGCAAAGCTTGAATGGGCACCCGGTTTTGCTCAAAAAAGAGCGGAAGGCTTTTCAAGAGCACAGGCATTTGTGGATTCAGAATGTTTGCGCTACATGAATCCGCTGACACCAAGGAGAACCGGGATGTTGATTAAGTCTGGGACACTTGGTACAGTGATCGGTTCCGGATCCATTGAATATCTTGCCCCATATGCCCGCCGGCAGTATTACGAGCATAAAACTAAGGCAAGATGGTTTGAAACAATGAAAGCGAGCCATAAAGATGCCATCAGGGAAGGAGCTGAGAAACTTGCCGGACAGTAAAAGAAAAACGATTATTGAGAGCATCCGGGAATATATGAGGATGTATCCGGATATTGATAACCGGAAGATCAATATTGATCGTTTAGGTAATGGAATGGAATATTCCATTGATCCGATTGGGGCAGATCCCATTTACAAGAGATATGTGGACGGGAGCTGTCTGAAGCAGTTCCAGTTCGCTCTGACAAGTAAGGAAGCCTATGATGGGGACGCCAGAACCGGTATTGCCAACAGTGGGTTTTATCAGAACTTTGAAGAGTGGACAGAACAGAATAACCTGAATGATATTGTTCCGGAGCTGGACGGGCACGATGCTATCAGGGTAGAAGTGCTGCAGTCCGGCTATTTATTTAGTACAGAGGTCGATCTGGGACGGTATCAGATGATATGCAGATTGATTTATAAGTAAGGAGTGTGAAGAAATGGCAAGTGAAAAAATGTTAGTTGGCAGACATAAGAGAGTGGCTTTTATGGATGCTGACGGATCAGGAAAAACATTTACCAGAATGACGGGATTTACATCGCTGTCGGATGGAAAGAACTCGACAGAGTACAGCCGGCAATATGTGGATGAGGCGTCTGAAAGAAGTGACGTAGTCGGTTATGCGCCGGCAATCGATTACGAATTTGACCGGTATACCAATGATCCGGTACATGAAAAGATTGCAGCAATTACCGATGATGAGATTCTCGGAACAGAAGCACAGGTTGATATTGTGGTGGTAGATTTGTTTGAGCAGAAGACATCGGAAACAACTTGTACCGCACGAAAGAGAACATGGAGTGTAATTCCGGACACAGAAGGGGACGGTACGGATGCCCTGATTTACAAAGGCAGCTTTAAAGCGGCCGGAGAAATCACAAAGGGTACTGCAACCACCACAGACGGATGGAAGACCTGTACATTCACTGATGGCGGAGAATAAAGAAGAAATGGGAGAGTGAGCCTATGAGCCTTTGGAAATTTGGAAATTTTGAAGCAGAAGTGGATTTCACAGATGCGGATTTTTTAGATGTGTTAGAGGAAGCAAAAGCAGAAATGTTTGAAGCAGGGAAAAAGGTTCCCATAACCGGAAAGCAGAGTGATATCATCCGCGCGCAGTGCGCGTGTTTTTATGTGTTCTTCGATACCCTGTTTGGCGAGGGAGCAGGGGAGCGGATCCTTTGCGGAAAGAACAGCATCAAGCTGTGTAACGAAGCGGCTGAATCATTGTTAGACTTTGAAACAGCAGAAGCAAATGCACTGGACAGCAAATATAATAAGTATATGCCAAACCAGAATACAACGCAGCAGTTCCCGCATCCGCAGCCACAGCCAAATGGAAACCGTCAGCAGAGAAGAAACCACCAGAAACAGTATGGTAAGGGAAAATATTCCAATACCGGAAGGTAGCAGAGCATGAATATTTTATATGAGCAGTTTCCGGAAGAAGTCAAGGTGAACGGGGAGTACTACCCGATTGTGACAGATTTCCGTGAATGGATCCGTTTTACGGAGCTGGTTGAAGACGACTCGGTTCCGTGGCGGATCAAATGTGGACTTCTGTTGCAGTGGTATCTGGATCAGGTTCCGGAAGATATTGAAGCTGCAATATATGCACTCGGAGATTTCCTGATGTGCAAAAGGATGTACCAGGATGATCTGGAAGATGAAGAGGAAGGGCAGCAGAAAAGTGGGAAGCCGGTATTTTCTTTTTCGGAAGATGCCGGCTGCATTTATGCAGCATTCCGGGAGGCATACGGAATTGACCTGCAGCAGATTGATTATATGCACTGGTGGGAGTTCCGGAGCTTGTTTGACTGGCTGCCGGATGATACCGAGATTAAACAACGGATTATGTATCGTTCGATTGATCCTGGAACAATCCGGGATAAGGACGAACGTAAACGGATTAAGAAGATCCAGAGAGCTGTTGCGCTGAAAAAGAAACAGCGAAAGCTTGATGATTATGAGATTGGAGATATGTTCTCATGATGGAAATTAAAATACCGACACGGCGTGAGTGGTATCCGTGTCCGTACTGCGGTCAGCATCTGCTTGTTTACGCAGATACTGCAGTGTGCAGCGGACTGTATGTAAAATGTCGCAAATGCCGACGGGAGGTGGAGATAAAAATTAAGAATTAAGCACTTGTGAGCCCCTGAGCCGTGCTATCAGAAAGGATGATAGTATGGCAGATGGATATTTGAATTTTGATACCAAAATCAATGAGAGTGGGTTCAATGAAGGCATAAATAAGCTTGGAAGTCTTGGAAAAAGTGGCTTATCTGTAGTCAGCAAGGCAATGACCGGAGCTGTTGCAGCTGTAGGAGCTGGAGCAGCGGCGATTGTAAAGTCTTCCCTTGGTGTAGTCGCCAATATGGAGCAGCAGGTCGGTGGTGTAGAGACACTATTTAAAGATAGTGCCAAGACAGTGATCAGGAACGCAAACAATGCGTTCAAAACAGCACAGCTTTCTGCTAATGATTACATGTCAACGGTTACAAGCTTTTCAGCATCATTACTACAGGGCTTAGGCGGAGATACTGCAAAGGCTGCAGAGATAGCAGATATGGCGATCATCGACATGGCAGATAATGCCAATAAGATGGGTACGAATATGCAGGATATCCAGAATGCCTATCAAGGTTTTGCAAAGCAGAATTATACGATGCTGGATAACCTTAAATTAGGTTACGGCGGTACACAGTCGGAAATGATCCGATTGATCAATGATTCCGGTATCTTAAATGAAAAAATAGAAGATCTGGATAATGTAACGTTTGACCAGATGATTCAGGCAATTCACAAAGTCCAGCAAAATCTCGGAATCACAGGAACTTCCGCAAAAGAAGCCTCTACAACGATTGAAGGTTCTATTAATTCAGCCAAAGCAGCATGGAAAAATTTTGAAGGCGGTGTGATTACAAGTCAAGAGCTTGTTGATACTTTTGGAAATGCGACCGCCAATGTTCTTAAAAATCTTGAACAAATTATCCCTAGATTAGGAAAGACTGGACTGGAAGTAGTTAGTGCGATTGCCGATAAAATAGGAACGTCAATTCCTCAAACAAAAGGTTTCGCGGACGCTATCGGAGGAATAGCGGACAAGCTTGACAATATGGATACCAAGGGGCTGATAAATCTCGGGAAGACTGCGGCTGTATTAGTAGGTTCTGCTCCGGCAATATCTTTGTTCGGAAAAGGTATCGGAACGTGTAGCGATGTATTAGATGGATTAGGGAGTATCAGTGGCGGTGTAATTGCAAAACTTGGCAAAATGCCGAGTAGCTTAAAGAGCATCGGCGAAAAGATGAAATCCGGAGCGAAAGTATTCGGAAATGTAAAAAATGCAATATTGCTTCCGTTTAATGACTTGTCTCCGAAATTGGCTGGAGTATTTCAAAAATCACTTAATGTAATAAACACTGGACCAATCGGCAAGGTTGTCAGTGACTTTGCAGAAATACCGAAAGATATCATTTCTTCTTTCGGTAAGATCGGTCCGGGAATAGCAAAAACATTCCCGAATGCTACTGCAAGGCTAAAGAGTTTCGGAAATTCTATAAGTGGCACATTTTCCATGATCATAAATGGGGCAAAAGGTTTCGGATCGCTTCTTGGCGGTGCATTTGCTCCAGTAATATCAAAAGTTTCTGCATTTAGCGGCAAATTTATCAGCTACCTCGGTGGAATTGGTAAAGCATTTGCACCAATCCTGTTAAAAGTGGCTAGTTTTATTCCTTCGTTCATCGGATTACTGAACTTCGGTATTATTGCAGGAGTAGTAGTTGCCGGTCTAGGATTGGTATACAGTCAGTTTGGTACACAGATTGACCAGATCCTGCTTCTGGCGCAGACCAAAGGACCGGAGATCATATCTAACTTTGGAGCAGGAATCACAGCAGCACTTCCGGGACTGATTTCATCAGGTGTAACCCTGATCTTGGGATTGATGAATGCGATTACGGCAAATCTACCATCGCTCATTTCCGTAGGTGCAAGCATCATAGCAACTCTGGTAAGCAGCCTGGGCGCACAACTTCCGCAGTTAATTCCGGTAGCGGTACAGATGATCTTGACTCTGGTTGAGTCGCTGATCAGTAATCTTCCGCAGTTAATAACTTCCGGATTACAGTTAATGGAAGGCTTGGCACAGGGAATTGCAAACGCGATTCCGCAGGTGGCAGCGAAAGCACCGGTTATCATCGGTAAGCTGGCATCTACGATTATCACGAATTTGCCGAAGATCATACAGACTGGTGTGAAGATTATCACGCAGCTCGCAGTCGGACTGGTTCAGGGAATCCCGGCGTTACTTGGTAAGATTCCATCCATGATCAGCCAGATCAAAAATGCATTTACCAGTGTAAACTGGGGCAGTGTTGGTATGAATATCATTTCCGGAATTGCAAGTGGTATATCCGGTGCGGTAGGAAGCCTGATCAGCACGGCAACATCTGCGGCAAGTAGCGCATTAGATGCAATCAAGTCAAAACTTGGTATTCATTCTCCATCGAGAGTATTCCGGGACCAGGTTGGCAAGATGATGGCTCTTGGTATGGGAATCGGATTTGAGAAGAACATTCCGGTTGGATCCATGAATGCCGGAGTGCAGAAAGCAGTCCAGAGCTTACAGAGAAGTGTGCAGCTTACAACATCCGTTAATCCGGATAAAACAGTTGGCGGAATAAAGAATAATCCAGTCTTTAAAGAACAGGGATTTGATTATGACAGATTTGAACGTATCCAGAGAAAGATTGCAAAAGAAAATGGCAACAAGCCGGTATTCCTGGATACGAAACGGATAGACAGACCATTACCGAAAGGAGCAGTGCCACAGGTATGATTGTATATTATGAAAATATGAATGGCGAAAAGCTGAATCTTTTGAAAGCTCCTTTTCGTACAACGAAGACTGACTGGTTCGATGCGGACTGGTCAGAATCTTCGGACGGATATGAGAAAACAGTTACGATTGACGTGTTTGGAAAGCGGGAAGAATTCCAGGCGAATATGGAACAGCTATACCGGATCATTGCTGTTGATGCGGAAAATGGAACCTACGGGAAGCTGTATGTGAATGGTGCATATTTAAGATGCAAGGTACTGAAATCTGCAAAAGAAGGATGGAAGGGGTATGTGTATTCTGAGGTGGAAATCACTTTTCAAGCTCCGGAATTGGTTTGGATTACCGAAGTGACAAAACAGTTTTTCAAGCAAGATAGTGCGATATCTGTGTCAGGGGTGGATTTTGAATTTAACTTTCCGTTTGATTTTGCAGTAGAAAAGCGAGGAGTTGCAGCGTGGGAAATAGATCATATTATTCCGAGTGATTTCCGCATGATAATTTATGGTCCATGCGTAAACCCGAAGATCTACATTAATGAATATCCTTATGTGATTTTTGCTACTCTCGAAGAAAACGAGTACTTGATTCTGGATAGTAAAAGCCAGACAATAAAGCAATATCTGACAAATGGAACGATACAGAACCTATTCGGGAAAAGAGCATTTGCGAAGTCTGTATTTGAGAAAATCCCATCTGGTTTATTAAATATTAACTGGTCTGGAGATTACGGTTTTGACTTGACCGTATTTTTAAATAGGAGGGAACCGCCGTGGTAATTTTGGCAAATAGCGATAGAAAAGAGTTAGGATCTATTTTGGATTCCAATATTACTGTAGATGTAAATGGAGAATATGAATTTTCCGTACAGATTGCAAGAACGAATTGGTATGATGATCTGACATTTTTGAGCTACGTCTATATTCCAGACACAGAATACGGTGGAATTATCGGAGAAGTGCTTACAGATACTACATTGGATTATGTAGAGCTGAAAGGCCTGACGTGGAGAGGGCGGATGCAATACAAAGTAATCGAACCATCTGCAGGAGCAAGCTATAAAACCGTAAGTGGAGAGCTCCATAAAGTGATGAAAAGCTTGATTGAACCGGAATTTGATGGATTGTATGAAGTATCATCTGCGGATACTGGAATTACGGTGAATAATTTCCAATTCGACCGATATTGCACTTTGCTGGAAGGTATTACGAAAATGCTAAAAAGTGTTGGATATCGTCTGCAGATCCGCTTGATCGAAATGCAAAATGAGCCGAGCTATATTTTAATAGAAGCAGTTCCGATTGTAGATTATTCGGCACAAATTGAGTTGTCGCAGGACAGTCGCCTAAATTTTACGATGGATGACAAACAAAATGGTGTAAATCATTTGGTCGTAACTGGAAAAGGGGAACTGCAAGATCGAAACGTGTTCCACCTGTATGTACAGAAAGACGGAAGCATTGGAAAAACGCAGTACTACAAAGGTCTGGATGAGATTGCAGCAGTATATGAAAACACATCAACTGAAACGGCAGAGTTGGAGAAAACATCAATCGAACAGTTACAGAAGTTAATGAATAAAAAGACATTCCAGATGGATGTTGCAAAACTCGGTATTGATGTTGGGATTGGCGATATCGTGGGCGGTAGAGATTACCTTACTGGAATGTATATGGCGAAACCAATCGAAAATATCATATATGAGATTACAAACGATACAGAATCAATTACTTATAAGTTGGAAGGGGAGGATACGCAATGAAAATAATATCTGGAAGAACCGGCACGCCACATGTGACGAGTCAGCAATTCCGACAGATTCTGGAAGGTGTAATTGGGCAAGGCAGTTACATTATTAAAAGTGGAGAAAATTTAAAACCAGAATTAAGCTCGAATAATCTCCTGAAAATCCGAAGCGGAGCAATGGCGCATCACGGTTGTGTGTCCTGCGTGGACATTGGAACCTATGATACGGCGTATCTGCAGAACGGTACGCAAGGAATGAAAAGGATAGACCTTGTGGTTAACCGATATACCAGAAATGGATCTACGGAAGTAGAAAACTGCGAGTGGAGAGTTATTCGTGGCACTCCGGCCTCAAGTAATCCGTCTGTTCCGGCATATACATCAGGGAACTTGCAAAATGGAGATACCGTAGATGAGTGCCCCGTTTTCGAAGTGCATTATGATGGAATTAATGTTACGGAAGTGAAGAGTTTGCTGAGTGTGACAGATGGGCT